AAGAAATGGATGGCTTTGGATATGTTGCACAACTAGCAGGATATGCTAAAGCATCAGGTAAAAAAGTAGGTGGTTGGTGGGTAGTTAATAAAGCCAATGGCGATTTTAAATATGTACCTGCTACAGGTCTTGACGTAGATGATGAGTTAGACTATGTTAATGCTAAGATAAAAAAACTTAACAACAATGAGTTTAACCGTTGTTTTGAGCCTATAAATGAGACTTTTAGAGGTAAAGAGACAGGTAACACAGTTTTAAATACACATTGTACATTCTGTTCTTATAGATATGATTGTTGGAAAAATATAAAAGAACTTCCAGCTGTTATGTCTCAAGCTAAATCACCTAAGATTGTTTCGTATATAGATATAAAAGAAGAGTATCTATAGATGTCTCCTCATAAAGTAAGAAGAGAAGCTATAAAGTATGGGTATAGGAGTGGGTTAGAGCATGCCCTCTCCTTATACTTAACTAAGCTAAAACATAACTATTCATATGAGAGTATGAAGATAGAATGGGAAGACTTAACCTATCGTACATATACACCTGACTTTATATTAAATAATGGTATAATAATAGAGACAAAGGGAAGATTCTTAACAGCAGATAGAAGAAAGCATCTGTGTATAAAGAAGCAACATCCTAAACTAGATATTAGATTTGTGTTTACAAATAGTCGAAGTAAGCTAAGTAAAGGTGCGAAATCTACATATGCAGAGTGGTGCATTAAACATGGCTTTAGATACTACAACAGGATAATACCTGAAGATTGGTTGAAAGAAAAAGGTAAGAACAAACACCCTACATTTATAAAATTTAGTGGTACAAAAATAAAAAGGAGTAAGTGAATGGATTACATAAAGAATAGACCTGAAGATTTTATGATAAGGGTTAGACCCTTTCTAGATAAGAAAGAAAGATGGACAGGAGAGATTGACGTAGTTATAGTCACACACCCTGACAATGGTATGGAAGATGATGACTACTACCAAGTAATGCATATATGTAAAATGATTTCTTCTGTTATACCTATAATGGATAAAGATACAGCAGTTAGAGAAATGATGAACGATTATGTTATAAATTCACTTGACACATCTTCTAAAGATGATATAAATGATAGAGGAACAGTTGAAGATATAAAGGACAACGTTATAACTATTAACTTTAAACCAAGCACTAAGCATTAATAATATGGAGAGATATATGGACTACATGATACGTAGAGTAAAGGAAGAAGAAAAACAACAAAACACTAATGGAGATGCAGTCAACCATCCACCACATTATAATGCGGCAGGTATTGAGTGTATTGATGCACTAGAAGCAATGTTAGGAGATGAGTTCCAATCTTATCTACAGGGTAACATAGCTAAGTATTTATGGAGATATAGATATAAAAATGGTGTAGAAGATTTAAAGAAAGCACAATGGTATCTTACTAAACTCATTGAGGTCTATGATGATAAGAGTTAAAGTTATGTTAACATTGGATATTGATGAAGAAGAATATCCTATACCTGCTGATGGAAAGGTAGGAGAGGAGATAGAAGCGAGTGTGACAGAATACATATATGACATAGGTGGTGTTACAATAAAAAATATTAGAACTATACAGGAGACAAAACATGATAAATAATTACTTACCAACTGACTATCAAAACTTCATAGCACTCTCTCGCTATGCAAGGTGGCGAGAAGAAGACCAACGTAGAGAGAATTGGGGAGAAACTATAGATAGATACTTTGATTATATGGAAAAGCATCTTAAAGATAAGCATGCCTACACAATAAGTAAAGCACTAAAAGAAAAAGTAAGCACACAGATAATGAATTTAGGTGTAATGCCTAGTATGAGAGCCTTGATGACAGCAGGACCTGCTCTAGATAGATGTCATGTAGGTGGTTACAACTGTAGCTACATACCTGTAGATAGTCCACGTTCATTTGATGAGTGTATGTATATACTTATGTGTGGCACAGGTGTTGGATTCTCTGTTGAAAGAGAGGTTGTAGGCAAGCTACCCATAGTTAATGAACACATGGAAGTAAGTAATACTATCATAAAAGTGGCAGACAGCAGACCCGGTTGGGCAAAAGCATTACGTGAGTTACTTGCTATGTTATATGCAGGACAGATACCTACTTGGGATGTGTCAGAAGTAAGACCAGCAGGTGCTAGACTTAAAACATTTGGAGGTAGAGCATCTGGACCTGCACCACTAGTTGAGTTATTTCAATTCTGCATTAGTAAGTTCAAAGGTGCTAAAGGCAGAAGACTATTTCCTATTGAGTGCCATGACATTATGTGTAAAATAGGTCAGGTTGTAGTTGTGGGTGGTGTTAGACGTTCTGCTCTTATCTCACTGTCCAACTTAGGTGATGACCAAATGCGACATGCTAAAGCAGGAGAATGGTGGGATGAACCTGAAAAAAGAATACATCGTGAAGGTCAGAGAGCATTAGCCAATAACTCCGTAGCATATAAGGGTAAACCTGAGATGGGTACATTTATGAGAGAGTGGACTGCCTTATATGAATCTAAGTCAGGAGAACGTGGCATATTTAATAGAGAATCTGCTATTAAACAAGCAGCTAAGAATGGAAGAAGAAAATATGCACTAGTAGAAAATCCTGAATCACCACTAGATTATATACAATTTGGTTGTAATCCCTGTAGTGAGATTATTCTTAGACCATATCAATTCTGTAATCTTACAGAGGTTGTGTGTAGAGTCACAGATGACCTAAACTCATTGAAGGAAAAGGTACGTATAGCTACTATATTAGGCACATTTCAGTCTACACTAACTAACTTCAAGTATTTACGTAAGATATGGAAGGATAATACAGAAGAAGAAAGACTATTAGGAGTTTCCCTAACAGGTATTCTTGACTGCCCTATATGGACAGAGGAGATTCTACAGATACTAAGAGATGTAGCAGTAGAAACTAATAAGAAGTTAGCTAAAGACTTAGGTATCCCTCAGTCAACTGCAATCACTTGTGTCAAACCTAGTGGTACAGTTAGTCAATTAGTTGACAGTGCTTCAGGTATTCATGCTAGACACAATGACTACTACATTAGAACTGTACGTGGTGATAATAAAGACCCTATCACGCAATTTATGAGGGAGAGTGGCATACCATCTGAACCTGATGTAGGAAAGCCTGACAGCACTACTGTGTTTAGTTTTCCTATGAAGTCACCATCAGGTGCTACAACTAGGACAGATATGACAGCCATTGAGCAGTTAGAGTATTGGCTTATGTTTCAAAGGCATTGGTGTGAGCATAAACCATCTGTAACTATATCCGTTAAAGAAAATGAGTGGATGGAAGTAGGAGCATGGGTATACAAGAACTTTGATGAAGTATCAGGCATATCATTCCTACCTTTCAGTGACCACACATATGCTCAAGCACCTTATCAAGACATTACAGGTGAAGAGTATGAACAGGCATATAAGAAAATGCCAGCATCTATTGATTGGTCTAAGTTGGCTGATTTTGAGAAGGAAGACACGACTACAGGTGGGAGAGAGTTAGCCTGTACAGCAGACTCATGTGAGTTTGTTGACTTAGAAGCTAGTTAATGCTAGAGTCTACTACACTACTTTGGTGGCAGTGGTGGTTGTTAATCGCCATTTCCATCAATACTACGATAAATCTTATTGTCTTTTTTAGAGGTAGAAAATTACATATAAGGGAAATATTACATCTTAAACCCAAGCGAATAAAAGGAGAGAAGAATGGAAAACCTAGCACCAAGTAAAAAAGACAGAAAAAAGTTTGACATAGACTTAGAGTATGGTAAAGTAAGAGAGAAGCAAGTAGCAGAAATGTTACAGAATAAGAAGATAGAAGTTAAAAGCGAGAGAGGTATGTGGCAGAATACAGGCAACATAGCTATCGAGTTTGAGAGTTATGGTAAACCTAGTGGTATAAGAGCGACTGAAGCAGATTACTGGTTCCATAAGTTGTGTGTAGGAGAAGAAACGTTCTGCACACTAGTATTTGATGTTAATAGTTTAAAAAAGATTATAGATAAACTTGACACAAAGAAATGGGTGGCAGGGGGAGACAACAAAGCAAGTAAAATGTATTTACTTAACTTGCAAAAGTTGTTTTCCTCTGATGTTATAAAAACATTTAAAGGAGTAGAAGCATGAGAGAGATGATATTACAAGCACTAAAGAGTAAGCTACTAGGAGATGTTAATAGTCACATAGCTAATATAGAAGTGATGATGACTAATCCTGTAGGAGTGGGAGACCATCCTACTATAGTTGACACTATAGATAAAGAGCTATCAGCATTAGAACATGCTAATGGTAAACTAAATAACTTGGTTAGGTTTTTTGAAAGGAGAGAAGAAAATGCAACAGGTGAAGAGAAAAAGGAATCCAAATCTAAGTAAGTATGATGCACCCTTGAAGATACAATTCACTAAAGGGTACACGGATTTCAAGAGAGGTAGGGTAACGAATCCTTATCACCCCAATACTATGCAAGCAAGAGAGTGGGCAAGGGGTTTCAATGTATCCTACTTTCAACGATTAGAAAGGGTCAAAAGGGATGAAATTAGAAGAGGAAGCGAGAAAATTCATGCAGGATAGATTAATAATAAAGGAAGTAATGACTGCTGACTTTTATGAATCACAAGCAGGACAGACTGCTATCTTCCCTAAAGAGAAAGCCTTAGAATATTTAGCTCTAGGTATGACTAGTGAAGCAGGGGAGGTTGCAGGTAAGGTAAAGAAACTTATACGTGATGGGGAGGATGTGGAAGGCTTTGAAATGAAGAAGATTGCCATATCACATGAGATAGGTGACGTACTTTGGTACTGTGCTATGATGGCTAAAGAAGTGGGTGTTCCATTGGGTGATATTATGCAGGATAACCTGAACAAATTGCATGGTAGAAAAGAACGTGGCACACTTCAAGGGTCAGGGGATAATCGTTAGTATTAAATAGCAGATGTTGTTAGGTTTATGGTAATTACTTTCTTTGTTGAGAGTAAAAAGTTCTACTAGCTGTTAAATCTAATAGCATCTGCACATCACTTGCAGCTTTTTCACCAAAGAAATCAGGCTCTCTTTTTTCTGATTTTCTAAATTCATCTAGGGCATCGTTCCTAGTAACTTCATAGTTACCTCTGAATCTCATTATCATACCTGCTAAAGCAGTATCGGCATCAGCATTTTTTAACTCTGCCCTAATCATTTGTTTCATAACTTTAATGTAATCTTTTACACGAGAAGCAGTAGCAGTAGCACTCAAACCCTTTCCATTATTAGCTCTCTCAGCAGCAGCTAATACAGAAGGCATTTCGTTATTCATAGCTTCGCCCATTTCTTTATTCATAAACTTGTCCACTTTACTAGACGGAGACCTAGACATAAAATCTTTGTAGGTAAATCCTAGTTGGTTTAACCTTTGTACATATCTAGGTGGAACACGATTCAAAGTAGCACCAAACATTATCTTCATAAAAGGTAATACTCTCTCAGGAACTTCCTCAAATCTAGGGTCTTCTCTAAATGGTACATCGTCTTGGTCAAAGCCTATAGCTTCGCCTACTCTATTTAATCTAGATTTAAACGGTTTCCAAACACCACTGAAGAAAGCTTCTAGGTCAGTGCGATATGCAGGGTCTTCATTGTAATCTCTTTGTCTTTGGTATCCATCTCCTATACCTAATTGCTGAGGAGCTGCGGCAAAGTCAGCTAACTGATAAAAAGGTTGACCATATCCACTTATAGCTTCACCAAAATATCTACCTAAATTATTATAGGTATCTTGCATTTCCAAAGGGTCAGACGAAAGACTTAATAAATCTTCTGTTAATAATGATATAGGACCTTTACCTCTAAAATTAGTTCCTGTAAATCCCTCAATCATCTCTGATATATTCTTTTTAGTACCAATATCATTTACTAACTTAGGATTAAATCCTCTGTGTATCATCTCGCCTATCAATAGATATGGTGTTATAGGAAAAAATGGTCTAGCATCAAACTCATTACCCTTACCATCTTTTAAATTGAACCATTCAGAGCCTGCGTTGCCACCGTCAGGGTCACGTAGTAAATATCCTAGTGTTAGTAGTGGCATACCACCTAAAACACCTTCTGATAATTGTCTCCACTCTGCATCTGATACTGCTCTACCTGCATCTTTACCAAAGGGTTTACCCAATTTACGAGCACCCATTCGCAGTAATGCTGTACCTGCACCTGTAATATTATAGTTATAGGTCATCTCTATTGCCTTAAACATAAACCGTGGAAAGGGTATAGCAAGTGTTAAACCGGATTTAACAATAAAGTTGTTTGCCTGTCTGAATATATTTAATTTTGGCTGTGATGCATACGTAAACTCTAGAGCATCATCCACAGCTTTAGCAATCATGGTTTCATCTATGTTTTCTGTTAATCTACCAGACTTTAATACATCCACCATGTCAACATTCTTATTAAATAATTGACGTTGAATAGACGTAGTAAATGCACCATTACGATATATAGCTTCCTGTAGACGGTTAAAATAGTTTAGTGTGGTAATACCACTCTCCCATTTTTCTAATACTACATTAGTACCTTCACTTAACTTACTTTGTTTAGTAGCAAGAGAAGCCTGAGAAGGATTTTTTTTATTGAGAATGTTTCTAACTTCAGAATACTGATTAAAGTATCTAGTTTTTTGCTCAGGAAAGGCATCTAACATAAATTGTGCTATATTAGCAGCATCTTCCTGATTGCCATATGTATGTTTTAATTGGGCAATAGTGTTTTTAAAACCAAACTTTTTTCTAGGATTAATTGCAGACTCAAATCCATATACAAGTGTATCAACACCTGACCTAAGAGTTTGTGACATTGTATTACGTGTAGCTGTAGCAACACCACTAACTAATGTTAGCCTTCTTATGTCTTCTAACTTTCTGAATTTAACACCAAATTGACCTGCCATAACATTTTGCAACTCTTTTGCATCTAAGTCTTCTCCTATTTCACCTGCTGTTTTTTTCCTACCTGCATCAGGAAACTTTCTTTGTAAGGCACTTAAATTACCCAATGTTTTACCTGCCATACTAGCATCAGTAAACATAGCTGCAGCAATCTCTCTTCTAGTCACTCCGTACTTGCCCATAATAGTAGCCATTTCGTCTAAACTTTCTTCAGACATATTACTAGTTATATTAAGTAGTCTCTCACTAACACGTTCTTTAGCTTGTAATGGAGATGTCAAGGACTTTAAGGTAACATTATCGCCTATTATATCTGGGTCATCTATAAGTTTTAACTTACCGTCTTTTAACCCAGCAACTATTTCAGACACAGCTGCTGTAGTTCTCTCAAAAATATCAAAGCTAATTGTAGGTTCAATAACATCTTCATCTAAATTTAGATTTTTGAAGAATCCCTTAGCATTATCTGATTTTTTAATTACTTCTGAATCAATGCCTTTAATCTTACCCTTTTTAGGTCCTTCTTTGTATCTTAATATAGCCTTATCACCATATATATTAGTTATACCTTTAGCTAAGTTTTCTCTAATATCATCTGACTGTATTCCTAATTCTAGATTCTTTTTTAATGCAGCATCCGTCTGTTCTTCTTTTACTCTCTTCCATGCATCATCTAGCTCACCACGAGTAGCTATACCAACTTTTTTTTCTGCTCTATACTTACCAATTCCTGATATAGTTCCAGCAGTTAATCCACCAATACCTGCAACTGTTACCGTTCTACCATAATCTATTTCTTTCTTAGCACCCATCTCAACTTCAGCACCCTGCACCATAATGTCAGTTACTGCCGCACCTGCCGCTTCAATACCAAAAGTTATACCTGCTGCTTTTAATGCCTGTCTAAATGGAGACACCCCAAGTGCTTTTGATGTACCTGTAACTGCTCTGCCTATACCTGCTGTAAGAGCAGTTAAGGGGTCAGATAAAGCTGCTAACACATTTCCACCTACATTATCTGCAAAGTCAGCTATAGTCTCCATTGCGTTCATACCCTCATATCGTTTAGAGTCATAAATATTTCTTACACTATCTGCTCTCTGATATAAACGTAAAGCTCTTTCTCGCTGTTCAGCATACTGATTAGCCTTTAAATCACCTTCTTCTGTTTTTAAGTTACTAGCTTCAATTTCCTTTTCCTGTAAACTCTTTAACCAAGATACTTCTGTAGATGCATCTAGTGTATTACCACTGATGAATCTAAAGTTATCCATAAAGTCATCTACAATATTTTCATTAGTTAATTCTTGCCCACCAAAGAATGTGCCAAATAAAATGTTATCTGATTTAGCATTTTTTTCAATACCATATCTATCTTTACGATATTGTAATATATCAGCAACAAGCTCATCATCTTGCTCTAACTCTTTTATAGTTGATGGAGGGGGAGGGGTTTCACGTATATCTTCTAAACGTGTTTCTGTGGATACATAACTAGTTTTGGCATCTGGAGCTACCACACCATCAATCTTAGTATTGATAGGTACTGCACTAAAGCCAGAAATAACTTCTTCTTCTTCCTCAATTACTTCGTCACTAGACTTTGTATCTACGTAATCTAAAGGTACTGCACTAAAGCCGGAAATAACTTCTTCTTCTTCCTCAATTACTTCGTCACTAGATGACTGATTTACATAATCTAAGGGTACTGTACTAAATCCGGGAATCACTTCTTCTTGAGCCATTTTATTTCCTATTTGAATAACGGTATTGGAGGTATTCCAACACCCAAATGAATATAGGGTCCTGCTATTCCTGATTTTTTATTTAACATATTATACACAGTTCCAGCTACTAAATCTTTTGCTTTGCTTGGCATTGTTTTTGGTGCAATTAAATAATTACCTTTATCATCTTTTACAGATGCTTGCGACAATACTAAAGCTAGATTTCTTTTATCATTTAAAGTACCTGTAGCTGTATTTCCTGTATTAACCATGGATTTTACTAAGTCGGCTTGAAACTTTCCTAAATCTATTTTTTTCTCTCTTGCATTTTTTATATTTATATTATTATTTTGGTCTAATTGAATACCCCTTGCATCAGCCAATGCCTTCTTATCTTTTTCAAATTTAGACATAAACCCAGAAGAGGTATATGCATCTGCCATATCCGTTTCATAGTTTGTTTTTTTTATATTTGCCTGAGCTTGTTCTATAGCTAAGTCAGTAGCAGTTTGTTCTTTACGATACTGTATTGCACCAACCATTTGCGACCTATCTAAGTCAATACCCTTAATATCAAACTTATCAGCTTGTTTGTCTCCTGTAAACATTGCATCCATTTCACCCTGCATACCTTTAGTAATATCCACATTTTTAAGAAAGCCTGTACCACCCCTAAGATTCTCAGGAACTTTAATCATAGAGGATGGTCTTCTTACAAAGTTATTAATGTAATCACCAAATCCCTTACCCTTAGTAACAAAGTTAGCTTGTTTAATTAACCCCTTTATATCACCTTTTTTTTCATCGTGTAATCTCAAACTTTTAACTAATTCTTTACCACCACTTATTGTGCCACCTGCTCCTTTATATAACTGAGCAGCAAAGTCAGCTTCTGTTACACCTTCAGGTATTTCAATTCCTGATTTGCTCATAAAAGATGCTAAATTAGATAATGTTTCCTCTAACTCTTTTTGCTCTGCTTCAAATCTTTCTTCCTTACGACTAGCTCTAGTTACATGATACTCTCGTACCCTGTCTGAACGTTCAGCAGTTCTTCTCATATCATCTTTTAATCTTTCATCAAGGCTCTTAGCAATACCACCTACAATAGCACCCATATTTATTCCCATTATTGTCTCCTACCCATCAAACCTTTAGGCATTTCTTGTGCCATCATATCTTCTTCTTTTTCCACAGGCTCTTCTTTTTCCATCATAGGTTCATCATCACTGCCCTCATCTTTTTTCTTTTGTTCATTCAACTGCATCTGTAACTTACGAGAAGTTTTAGCTACAAGAGTATCTCTAGTTCTTTTATCATTCATAGGAGCACTCTTAGATAAACCACTATCGTATTCTATACCTGCACTGTCTCCTACAAGCATCATCATTTCTACAAGTACAGGAAGAACTAACATACCTACATCAACAGTATGTACACCCTCCATAACATTTCCTAGTTGCATTGTATTAGCAATACTAGTTATAGGTACACCCATTTCCATTACATCAGTTAGTTGGTCTAAAAATTCTTCTGATGCCATTCTATCTAGATAATATTCAATAGTGTCATCTACTGTTGAGTATTTAGGTGGTGATTGCCACGGTCTAGCACCCAACTCATGTGTCATAGACATGCCCGGGATAGGAGCATCAAACGATTTTTCATTAAGCATTTGTTATCTCATTTCTTTTATCACGTAATATCTGAACATGTTTAGCTACACGATATAATGGTGTATCGATTTTATTATTTCCACCATTCATCATAGACCTTTTAGGAGCAAGAAGACCACCTATTTTACTAGGTTTCTTTTCTTTACCTATTATCTTATCCAAGTCTAAATTCATGTGTGCTACAATAGCAGGATTAAATCCCCTCATATACTGCACTCCTTTTCTTTTCTACCACTAAGTCCATTAATTTCTTAGTTGCCCACTTTAATGTAGGTTTGTCTGCTATAAAACTTGCATAGCCTTTACCATACTTTCCATATAGTTTTCTAAACCATTCAGGTGCATCAAACTTAACCCACATACGAAAGACAAACCATCTTGGGTCTCCCTTACCATACACTTCACGTGCCACCCAACAGAATAGATTACCAAAACCGTGTTGTATACCTGCACCAAGAACTGTACCAACTAAACCACCTACAGCTTGACCTGTTGCCGAACCTGATTGTTCATTCTGTACTTCCTTACGAGTCTCGGCATCTAACTGTGCTATAGCCATATCTGCAACTCTGTCTTGAGAGTTTTCAGCAGATGTCCATGCCCATTCCATAGTGTCACCATAGTAAGACCATAGATTATTATATGCCTGATTTCCCATATCTAGTATGGCATTAGCATTTAACTCATTGGCACGATTGACTGAAGCAGTGTCTGCTGTAGCAACTTCTCTTCTCCATTGAGCATTGTTTTGAGCAATAACTA